CGGTTCTCATGCTGCCTTCTCCCGTAACTTTGCCTCGTACTCGTCGACAAGCAGCTTGAACGACCACAAGTCGGACTCAAGTTCCTCGATGTAGTCGTCGTCGCGCTTGAACTCTCGCCACCAGAGTTGACGGCCTACAGGCTCCAGCGCAGGGCAGTACATGCCGACGTGCCAGAACTTGCGGCCAGTGATCCACATGCATCCTTGAACCTGATCCATGATTCCGCTGGCGTCGTTGTCGATGTGGAAGGCGCGAAGCTTCTCCGGGGCGAGGAAGCACTTGTACTCGCTACCGCCATCCTCGCCGATAAGCCCATCAGCACTTGCGCCGAAACAGCCGTCGTCGGTAGTGACAAATCCGGCGCGCTGGATCATCAGCCCGGTCTGTATCTCGTGTTCCATCCTGGCCATGGGCTCCAGTTCGTGGCCGCGTTTCATCTGCCAGGTCTCGAAACCTCCATCCAGTGGTTCGCCGCTAATGCGCTCAACGGCTAGCTTGAAGGCATAGTCGAGGGCTGCTGATGTTGGTTGTCCCTTGTTCGGCCCCGATTTCAGCTTTGCCCTGGCATCTCCGAACATGCTCGCGGTGATCACGCCGGCGCGAGCGCGGTGCCACGTCTCTCCGCCCTGATCGCATGGGATGAGGATCATTTCACGCCCTCCAGTTCAGCCTTGCGGGCAGTTACAGAAGCGCGCAGCTCATCGGCGCCGGCCACGTCCTTGGCTGCCTGCAATATCTTCAGTCCGGATTGCCAAACGGCTTGAAGGTCTGCACTGTTCTGCGATGCCTTTGCTTTGGCGATCAGGTCATCCAGCACGGCATTGCGGAAGTCATCGGAGCCAGCTGCATTGCCGTCGTCATCTTCTTCGCCGATTGCTACGTTGAAGATCATCTTCAGCAGGTAGCGCATTCCGTAAGAGGTTCCTGAGCCGAAGGCGTGAGTCTTGGTCATCACGTCGCCGCCCTTGGCGCCCTTGCCATCCGAGGGAACGTGCGCGCGGTACTGGCGCGTGTGGCCGGAGCGGTGGCTGACGAAGCAGACCATGCCGACCATGCCTTCCGGTGCGTTCTCGGTACCAAACGAAAGCGAGAAGCCCTCGGACGTGTAGATGGGGCGCAGGGCCTTATCCAGCTTTCCGTAGGTGGCGTACTTGCTGCGAGTCTGGCTGTTGGTCGCGTCGGCTTCGATACGGCCCATGCGGGCTTGTACGCGAGACAAGGCGTCGTTGAACTCTACCTCGGCGGCCTTGGAATCCATCCGCTCTTTCATTGCCAGGAGGCGTTCTAGCTTGTCGATGTCGCACCCAGGATCAGATGCAGCTTTCTGGATTACCTGAAGCACTGTCGTTGCTTCGTTGGCTTGGATGACGGCAGCACTTTCCTGCCGCTGTGCAACTGCGTTGCTCATGGTTAACCTCAATAGTTGATCGTGATGTGAGGAACCTTGCGCTGAGCGATCAGGGTGATCGCCTGCTTGGCGCATTCCTCGGGCATGCCACCGGCGATAAGAGCCGCCAGCGCCTCGTTGTTGATAGCTTTTTTGTGCGCCTTGTCGGCTTCGCGTGCAGCAGCCTCGCGTTCGATGCGGGCCCGCTCGTCGGCCTGGCGCTGACGCTCTTGCGCTGCGGCTTCTTCAGCACGTCGTTGCGCATCACGCTCTGCCTGTTCGGCGCGCTGTTGGGCTTCTAGCTTTTCGCGCTCCGCTTGCTGAGCTTGTAGCTTCAGCTCTAATTCGCGACGCTCGGCTGCTGCCTGTGCTTCGGCTTCACGGCGTACTGCGGCGTCGCGTTCTGCCTGGGCCTTGGCCTCTTCCTGACGCCGTGCCTGCTCTGCTGCTTGGCGGGCAATGCGCTCCTCGCGCTCTTTCTGCTCGCGTGCTGCTGCTTCGGCGCGCAGACGTGCGAGTTCGGCCTGCTCCGCTTCGTGCCTCTCGCGGGAGGCAAGGTGGCCCGACAAGGCTTCCAGCGCATTGGCTTTTGCCCGTAATGCTTCGGCCTCAAACTCCTGCCATGGATCCCCGATCTTGACGGCCTGTACTTCGGCGATTGCGGCACGGATTTGTGCGCTGTCTGAGTAACGATGCTCGTCAGGACGCGAGCGGAACCATTCGATTCCCGCCTTGTGCTTGGAAACCCGCGCTTCCTCAGCTTCTTCCCACTCCGTCAGCGGCTTTCGCACTTCGGCCTGCCAGGAATCCAACAGATCGCGCATCCGCTTACGCTCGGCATCGATCTTCTTCGGAACCTCCTTCAGCTCAGCGACCAATTCCTTGCCCACGTTGTCCAGCGCCGTCTTGGAGCGGGCGACCTTGTAGGCGATGGAAGCGATGGCATCGCGGCCCTTGCGGGTTGAAACGTCCGGCACGAAGCCGTCGATTTCCTCGCGAATCTTGGCCAGGAACGGGTCAAGGCCATTGGCTGCCGAGTAGACTTGCAGAGCGGTTTCTTTGGCTGGTACTTCGACCAGTTGGTTTTCTGCGGACATGAATGATCCTCGCCGCGCATGCGCAGCCAGTGAAGGGAGGGGTTATTGGCCAGTGGCCGTAGATTCTGCGGTGATGATCCCGCCCCAGATCGGGCCGGCTGCGAGAATGAACAGGTACAGCAGGCCGCCGAAGAGGCTGCCTAGCCAGATTGCTGTGCGTCTGGTGTTCATAGCCCTGCCACCTCAACAAACGCCACGGCGAACATGAACACGCTGCCCACAAAAAAGCCGCCGAAGATCAGGACTTGGGCGGCCTCTTTCAGGTCGATGGTGATGGTCATGGCGTGCGCTCCATGGCGGCGTCGATGGCTGAATCCAGTTGCTCAAACCACATGACGTCCTCGCCGTCAGCCGTGACTACGAAGAAGTAGTCCGCGTGAGAGTCCATGCTATCGCCGAGCAGACGCCCGCTGTCACGCAGCCACCGATACCGCTTAGCATCAGCCTCAGCAGCGCGCAGGCGGGCGATCAGACCGCGCAGTTCTCCCATGGTGATTGCTGAATCTTCGTCGCCGAGGAAAGCGGGATGCTGCGAATACCCTTCCAACTCCGCCAACTGCTCATCACTGATAGGGGTTGTCATTTCCCTCCCTCCTGGCGGCGGTAGCCGGCGTCGTAGAGTGCTTTGGCTTGCTTGACGGTTAGCGTCTCTTCTGCGAAGCACATTTCTTCAATCGCCTTCTCCCTCTCCTCGGCGGCGCTCTGCTCGGGAGTGCGGAGCGGACGGAAAGTCGGGAGAATTCCGAAGTTCAGAACAGCATATGACCCGTACTGCCCCTTGCTTTCGCCTTCGCACCAGCGGAACACGACGCGGTCCTCGTCGTGAGCGAGTATCTTGGCCCGAAAGTACGCAATATCGGCGCCGTCCCAGATGACCTCGGCCTCGATGCCTACCGGCGGCAGGCCCTGCCCGTCCCAGGCCTCTTGCGGTCTAGCCTCGAATGTCGCCTCACGCTCTGCGGATACAAAACAATCTGCCCACACTCCGGCCCACACTTCGCTTCCTTCGAGCCAATAGGACCATTCATTCCCGACCTTTTTCATCCAGCCTTCGCCGAATACTATCCCCCTCGGCTCCCAATGAGTCGCACCCTCCGGTGCCGTGTTCCAGTCAATGCTCATACTCGTCTCTCCCTAACCAGTCGTTCAGCGTTCTCGATAAGCGTGGATTCGAATGCGCGGAACCAGATGCGTTGTGCCAGTTCCAGATCGCCACGGCGCACTGCAAGCAGTAGCTGAGTCATCGGGCACTCTTTGCTGTCGACCTCTGCGAGCCACTCCGGGACGAAGCCGGCAAAGCCGTAGACCGTAAACTCAGGGCCGATAAAGGGCCTCTCTTTCCGGTCATGGAACGGCACGCAATCACCGTCCTCGCAGTTCAGAAGCTTCCCGACCTGCGCAGTGACGTACTCGCGGTCGCCGTCATCATCAGGCGGCAGCGCGTTGTCCCAGCGCTCCTGGGCGTATTTCAATGCGGTGTTCATGTTTCACCTCGCACTCTTCACCCGAACCTCAAAGGATCGGTGTAAGTAGCTTCAAGAAACTGATCGCAGATGTTTTTTGCCCGCTCGCAAAGAGCGATATTGAACAGCCCGAAGTGGCATTGCTCTTTTGGAATTTTTAGTTGCTCAGCTAGCCATTCATATGCCTGGGTTCTCTTCATCAACTTGTCGCGCCAGATGCGCTCGAATGGGCGCTTGCAGCGGTTTCTGGCTTCGCGTAGCGGTTTGTCTGCGAGCGTACCGAGAGGAAGGTCTGTATCAGGGTGAAGGCCAACGAAGGAATCGCAGTCGCCATTGAAATTCGCACAACGGTAGGCGTATGGCCAATCTCCGTATGACTTGCCACGATAGATTTCGCTGTTGTTCACAAGATCAACATCGCTTCCGCAGTACGGGCAAACGGTTGGAATTGGGAGAGCATGGGTAACTCGTTTCAAAGCCTTCCTGCTTACGTGTGGTAGCGGCTCAGGAGCGATGATGCGGTTTTCGCTGTACGCTCTTGGATCAATCATGTTTTTCTCCATGCGCGTGCATGCGGCAGCGTCCTGTCTCGCTGTCGTCATACAGGCGAAAAAATGCCCGGACTTGCCGGGCTAAGAGGGGTAGGGTGGGGATGCCGGAGCTGATCCCGGCCTCTGCGTGGTCCGCACATTGCAGGTGCGTTGAACAGTCAGTGAAGTGCCGAAGCATCTAGAGCCCGACTCCCGCAGTGCTCTAGGGACTGCCCGCCTGCACGGGTTCCCTATCGTTAGCTGGTCAGCACCCAGCGTACATCCCCATTGAAGGGTGGCGTCCTTGCCGGGGAAGTCAGGGCTTCTCTCTGGCGCACTCGTTGTAGGCGTCTTCCTGCTGAATCCAATCAGCAGCGTCGAGATAAAGCGGCCAATCGTCTTCGCCGTGGTCGTCTTGGTTCTGCTCCCAATCGTCCGCGAACCGTTCAAGCTCTGCGAAACGCAGCTTGATGTACTCGCGCACGGTCATCTTCTTGCTCATCTCGCCTCCAGTGCGTGTATGCGCACGGGCGCGGTTAGGCGGTGGCCTTTGCGATTGCGGCTCGGGCTTGATCTACCTCATCGAGGAATTCTGCATCGGCTACTTCGTTAGTTATCCTGGCCACGCAAGCCTCCAGAGCCTCAAGCAGCTCGGGCGCGGCAGCCAATAATTTGGCATTCGCTTCGCCCTCCGGGATTTGGCGATTGTAACTAGCAATCACAATATCGCCGTCTTCGGTTGTTATCTGAGCCTCAAGCTCATCGACTGGGTTGTAGCCAGACCAGTAGTCCCATGGCCCTGGCGTGTATGACTGCTTGCTCATTCTGTTCTCCTGCCTGTCAGGCGTCTTGCGGT